GAGCTCCAGTTCGTAAACGTGTAGCAACAATAAAGATTCGTCAGGGTCTAGATTCTCGTAACAGAGCTACCCAGGTTCGTATTGAAGCTTCAGACGATGGAATTAACTGGAAGCGTATCGATGCAGTTATTCTACCAGACACTGATGCTTTAGTCATTATCAATGTGAGATCCACTGCTGAGTATAGCAAGTGGAGAGTAGTTCCAACTTACTTCAATGGTATTGCTGCAAACTTTCAGTGGGAAGTTGTAGAAATGCACTTCAATGAGGCTACTCAACTGTCTCTTGACAATATCGAGGACTATGTTCTGCTTGAAAACAGAGACAGAGCATATTGCAGAACCTCGGTGATGCTGAAATGTACATATGATCTACTCGATGTTCAAACAGAGTTGGCAAAGTTTGGTATCAATCTACCGCAGACTTATATCTTTACATGCTCGTTCGCCACGATGGTTCGCATTCTGGGCCGCCCAGTTGTGGTGGGTGATATTGTTGAGCTACCTGGTGAAGTACAGTACGACGCTTCATTACGTCCAGTAAGAAAGTGGCTTGAAGTTACAGATTGTAGCTGGAGTACAGAAGGCTATACTTTGAACTGGAAGCCAAATCTCTACCGTTTCTATGCTCAGCCAATTCTGCCTTCTGTTGAACACAAAGACATTCTTGGTCTACCAGGCGTAGTAAATTCCAAGCAAACTGATGATGACTTCTTGCTTCAAGGTCTGCTGATGAATCAGCAAGCTCAAGAATCTACTGAAGCTATCAAGCAATATTCCGAGGACGCGGTTCCTCAAGATGGAAGCGATCCCCAAGACATGCAGTCTGGTATGTCTCTGAAACAGCTTCCTGGCTCGTATGATGGCAGAGATATCTACTCTGAAGATGCAATTCCACCAGATGGCGCTCCATACACTGTTGGTGATGCTTTACCAGCTTTCTCTGGTATCACTGATGGACATTATCACCGTCAGACTTACTCAGCAGTTCCACTGGTGATTAGACCAGCTGAACGTCTGCTTCGGTATGATGGAACTATTGGACGTTGGAAAGTAGTTGAAATCAACAAACGTAGTACACCAGAGTCTCACAAGAAAACCATGGCTAGCATGATGGCCAATGGTATGTCTCAACCGCCTGACCGGAAGCTATAAATGGGATCATCATTTAACACTTATCTAAACGAAGGCTTGATTAAGCTTCCTCCAAAGCTCTCCCAAGCTTTGAATGACTATTTCACTTATTGGTATCTTGCTTTTCTTGAAGGTACTGCTGAAGCTGACAAGTCTTATGATGAAGATGATCAAGACATGATTAAACTTGCTATCGAAAGACTTGCGAAGAAGCATAATTCAAAAATTCCAACGCCTGCAGATGTTAAGAAATCAATGACAAACAGAGCAATTTTTAAGAACTTTCCAGTGGAAGATCTTCCACCACAATATCTTGAAAAAGTTGCAAAGGTAAAAGGTCAAGAAGCTATTGAAGAACTGAAGAAAGCCCATGTTAAATTTGTGGTTGCTTTTAGACCACATCCAAAGGTTACTGATGATGAAGAAGGAATTTTCTACTCTAAACCAGCAGAAATTATCATCTCTATCCCTAACATGCCAGTGAGTGCAGACAAAGTTATTCACTTGCTTTCACTGTTTAATCACGCAGAAGCTTCGCGAAGCATCAACAATACTCTTGGTATTGTTGAACATGAACTTATGCATGCAGTTCAATCAATGGTACTGTTTTTGTTACATCGTGACCAGTATTCAAACAAAGGTAGCAAATCAGTCAATGGTCTTAGAACTCAACATGCAAAACAAGACAAATACTTCACTGATGACATTGAATTTTCTCCATGGGTCAAAACTTCTACCAGAGAACTGAAAAGCATATTTGGTAAGCAGAAAGCTACAACAGATCAAGAAAAGAAAGATCTCTTTGCTAAGTTTACTTACAGTGATGTTCTTGGAAAAGATGTTAGCAAAGCCGACAATAAAAAGTTTGAACGTAGTCCATTCTTCAAGTCATTGAAGCGTTCAGATCCGGTAAAATGGAAAAAAGCAGTCAAATTACTTTCACAAGAGACTCTCTAAATGATTCGTCATTACTATTATAACCAACAACTCAAGAAGTTTATCGTTGGGTTTGCAAATGTTTTCACCGGTCTGAAAGTCAGAACTGGCATGGATGGCTGTGGAGAAATCTCCGAGCTAGAAGTTCCAATCATCTACGGCTCTAGAGATCGGGTTGTTTCTGCAATTGGATCATCGAACACTCAGAACAAGCAGTACAGTTTGCCGATGATGGCTTGCTATCAAACTGGGCTTGAAATGGACCCTTCTAGAATGAAAGGTGTCAATCAAACTGACCGCCGTACATTTTTGGAGCAAGGTGGGGTTTTCCCTGATGACATCAAAGCTGTTAAGCGAGTAATGCCAGTTCCGTACAACATGAACATGGAACTTGCAATCCATGCTTCTAACACTGACCAGCTTTACCAGATTCTTGAGCAAGTACTGATCATGTTTGACTATGACTTGCAGCTTCAGTTTAATGATGCTCCATTTGACTGGTCACGAATCACATCGCTGTTCTTGACAGGTATCAGCAACGAAGAAAACTACCCAACTGGTATCGATCGTCGGATGATTATTTGGACGCTGACATTCACCTTACCAATTTGGTTGTCACCTCCTGTAGAAATCCGGAACGAAATCATTCAAGGTATTACACTTCGTATCGGTGATATGTCTGACTTTGTGTTAGATGAAATCGGCGAAAACGGTGAACTTGCTCCATTTACAAATCCATGGTCTGTCGTTCCAGTTACCGGAGTTGGATCTGCTGGTGGCGGTGGTACTGGTGGCGGAACTGCTGGTATTGTACCAGGAACTGTAGGAACGATTGGAGGTATTGATTATGCAATTGCAGATTCTAATGCAGAGTTACCTCCTACACACTTTGATGCTGCGGCACAACCATGTGATATCAACCCTCTAGCAAAACCATAGATTTTGATCACTAAGAGATAAATACTCAAGTTAAAACGGACCTCGGTCCAACAAGACCAGGAGAACAGATAAATGGCAACTTTGTCACAAGTAGGTATCGCAGGAGTAGGTAACGGTGTTCTTCATCCGAAGCACAAAAACCGTTGGCGCGCTCTTTTTATCGGTCTTGGAGGCACAACCGGAGCAACCGGTGGTGTTTCGACCGATCTATCGCTTCAAGTAATTACTTTCACTCGTCCGAGCCTTTCGTACGAAGAAGTTCAGCTTGATCGTTACAACTCACGTGTATATGTCGCTGGTAAACATACCTTTGAACCATGCACGATGACAATCGAAGATGACGTTACTAACCGTGCATCAAATGCGGTTCAGACCCAACTCGAAGCTCAACAACGTTTGATCGGTGCATCCGGCCCTTGGCTGAACACTGAAGCAACTGCGTTCGGTTACAAGTTCGGCTGCCAATTAGACATGCTTGACGGTAATGAAATGGTTGTTGAATCTTGGAAGTATGAAGGTTGCTTCTTGCAAGCAGTTGACTACACTGACCTTGACTATTCAACTGGTGAAAAGGTTACGATCAATCTTACTATGCGATTTGACCACGTTCGTCAGGTTCTGGTACCAGCAGTATTCGGTTCCGCAATCGGCGGCTTGATTCAAGCGTAATAGTTAGCGCTTTAGTAAAGCTAGAGGCGGATCGGTTTTCGATCCGCCTCTTTCATTTGTAAATACTCACTATGAAAATCATTGAACTCATTACCGAAGCCAAGAAGAAAACCTCATTTGAGTTTGTAAAGCTCAAGAAGGCTAAACAATCGTTGGCTGAAGCTGCTAAAGAACCTGAAAAGTTTCCATCTTCAAAAGTTGGAATTCTCAAGTTTATGAATGATCCTAAGCAGGTGAAAGCATCATTTGCTAAATCTCTAGATCTCCCAAACTGCGACATTCATGCTGACCCTCAAGTTGATGGTGTATGGGCCGTTGATAGCTTCAAAACTGGAAGCCGAATCATCGTCTATCTCGGTGGATATAAAGATCCATGGGGACAAGTGCGTCCATTCAATGACTTTGAAGAAGGTGGTCTTCCAATGAAGACAGTTCGTGAACTGCTTCGTCGTGAAAAGATTACTCTTAAAGATCTAGACGCATGGAAGAAGGCTGGCAATATCGAAGACAAAGATCTTGCAAAGCTCAAAAAAGAATTTTCTGAGGACTAATTAAAATGCTATCATTTCTTAAAGAATTGACACTGCTTAAAGAATCTGCTGAAGCTACAAGCGAAGGTGGTGATGCAGTAAAAGAAGCAAAGCCAAATCTTAACAAGATTTCGATGGCTCTCTTCGGACGTAAATGCGAACCAGTTGTTGACGAAAAGCGTAGCAAGAAAGCTATCTTCTTTGGTGTTGCAAATGGTCGAAGCAAGATTCTGGATGCTAAAGGCCGCGGTATCAAACTGACATTCGACAACAGTACTGATTCCGGCGAATTTGAAATCAATTCGCTGACTCCTCTCAAGATTGTTCAAGGCAGCGATCTTGACAAGCATCTTAATAAGCTGTACAAGAAGTTCAAAGTGGCTTCAAAGAAGAAAATCAATTACCTAGATGTCGACGGTGAAATGGTTCTTCGTGAAATCCACCTCGGTGTTTCTCCTTCCGAGAATGCGGTCAAGCTGGTAAGAGATGCTCTCAAGCTTATCAGAGGTGAAAAGCCTTCTGAAGATGAAGATGAGCCAAAGAAAGAAGAACCAAAAGAAGAGCCAAAAGAAGCTGAGGACAAATAATGTCAGCATTGAATGATGCTCTACATCAAGTTGGTGTAGACTTAGGGTCGAATGATGCATCATCGAATCTTTCTGGTGCGATCAGCGATTTTAGTGCCCAAAACCTGACAGTCAACACGATTAGCAACCTTGCTAATCTGAGAACTGGCGGTGCTGCAATGCCTGCAGCCGGGGAATGGGAAAGCATTCATTATGCAGATGATCTTAACAACCACCACCCAAAATTCAAGTTTCTCTTCAAGGTAAACTTCATCGGGTTCCCTGGCGGTAGTGATTTTTCTTACTTTGTTCATCGGTGTGATAAGCCAAAAGTTAGATTTAATCACACTGATGTAAACTTCTACAACTTCAGAAGCAAGGTTCTGACGAGCACTTCATTCGATCCATTGACCTTTACATTCTTGGATGAAATTGGTAACTCTGTCAACTCGTTTTTTGCTTCATATCTAGCTGCTCGTTCTCAGCAAGGAAATGGTAAAGCATCTATTCAAGGCGGTGCAGAATATTCATCTACTATTCCTTACGCAAACGGTTACTCTGCTGGTGCTAAAGTAGAGATTCAACAAATCTTTGGTAACGGTGTTGCAACCAACATCTTTACTCTGATCAATGCTAGAGTTGATGCATTAGAGTTTGACGAACTAAGCATGGAATTGTCTGCTGGTAGCATGATGACTTGTACTGTAAGCTATGATGCAATTTCTTGCAGAACTACAAGCCACAACAAAGTCAATAGCTGGGGTCAAACTGATCTCTACGGTGCATTACCGACTGACCAGAATGCTGGATCGCACGATACAGAAATTGCAGTTCCATCAAGCGCAGTAGGCGGTGGTATTGCTGGTGATACACCATTCGTCACAAACACTGCGCAAGAAGACTTCAACAAGTTTGAACATAATCAGGCTGCTCAGGATCTTCCACCATCTATCGTAGATCTTGGACCAGTTCACTACGAAATCATGTCAAGAATCACAATTCCACCAGAAACGTCTAATGAAGATGTGGTTTCTACCAACATCCAAGAAACAATTACTGCTATCAACACAGGTGAAAACCTCTGTTCTGGTGGTACTGGTGTTCGTGAAGGTCGCAATTGTAACATCACTGATGATTCTCGCTCCAACGCACAGAAGTGGTTGGCTAAGCAGAAATTAAACTAACCTGATGTTGTAAATAGTCCTATGGCAAAAGGACTATACACCCCACAATTTCCCGAAAAATATCTCGGTGACATCCGAAAGATTAGATTCTTGAGCTCATGGGAGCTAAGATTTATGAACTTTTGTGACACTAACCCCAATGTTGTTGCTTGGGGATCTGAAGAGTTTCGGGTCAAGTACTTCAATCCAGTAAAGAACAAAGTCTGTGATTACATCCCAGACTTCATCATCAAATACAAAGATGCCACCGGTAACATCATCACCGAAGTGATTGAGATCAAACCTCTTAAAGAGTCAGTTCTCAAACCAAAGATGTCAACGTACGACAAGGTTGCTCTAGTAGTCAATCATGCAAAATGGACTGCTTGTAAAGCAATGTGTGATACTGCTGGTATCAAATTCAGAGTCATAACAGAACAAGACATGTTCAGACAAAAGCCGGCAGCGGCTCCTAAAAAGGGTAAGAAATGAGCTCCACTCCACATCCATTAGAAGATGTTTTCAATATTCAAGCTGGTTCTACTCCACTTGCTACTGCATCGGCTTCGGTTTCAAATGAAATGCTTGATCCAGCTACTGGTGAAATTGTAGAACGAAAGACTGAAGGCGTTACTGATAGTGAGATCGCAAAAGAAGAACGAATTGAAGATCTCAAAATCGATGGTCAGATAGATGTCATCCACAGCGCTGCAATCACCGCTTTTGAAGCACAGCATCGTCTATCGCAAGAAGTTGATCCAAAGTTCTCAGCAAGAAATGCAGAAGTTGCAGCTCAATACCTGAAGATTGCATTAGATGCAGTTGGAACCCGAGTGGACACAAAATTCAAACGTGCTAAAATTCGTTCAGAAGCAAATGCTGGACCACGTCAAGTACAAAACAATCTAATTGTCGCAGACCGGAACGATTTGTTGAAAAATTTGTTTGATTCTCGCAATAATGGTGATATAATCAATCCAACCAAGGAATAAACGATGCATATCTTCAAAGAACTCCTCCAAGAATCGCAAACCGGTTTGGCAGAAAAGTTCAAAGCAATTTATGACGACGCTAAACCTGCTTGGGTTGATCGCGCTAAAGACATGCTGACGAACTTGGAAACAGCAGTTGCTGCTGACACCATCTTCAACGTCGACTTTAACGAAATCAAGGACTTCATGTCCAGAAGTCTCGAAAATGTTCTGCGTAAGAATCTGGATGCTATTTCTTCAACCGATTCTGCTCAAAGCCCTCACCGAGTAGTTTATGATGCTGATGTTAGCTCCTACGTTTACTTGAACCAAGCAAAGGGTCAAGTTAAAAAGATCAAAGACGTTCTTGCAATGAAGTCGAAAGTCTTCAATGCTGCTGATACTGCTCACCTTGAAAAGATGCTGGCTGCTAACGAAGCTGCTGCTGAAATCAACGTCATTCTGACTTCTCTGAAGCCAAAGATCGTCAAAGGCCGCAAACCAAACACAAACGTCGACCCAAATGCTTTCCACAGCAAACTGGGAAGCGCCGAAGCTCAGAAGAAAGTTAAAGAAGCTCTGGAAGCCGGCGTTAAGGAACCTCTGGACGATTACGAAGAAGCTGTTCGTGATTGGATTCAGCGTTACATTGACCGCATCGGAAAGTCTGACACCTACACACAATCTTCTGACCGCCGCCAGCGCGATGGTATGTCAGACATGATCTTCACTCACTGCTTTGACTTTGACAAAGATCGTGACGCTTCTACCAAAGACGAAACTGTCTACAAGAACGTCAAGATTCGTGCTGAAAAGAAAGACTTCGCAAAGAAAGATGCTGAAGCACAACGCAAGAACATCGAACTGAAGTATCTTGCCAAGAACATCAAGAAACTGAGTCATGTGGTTGATCTGAAGGGTAACCTCTCGAAGATCGAAACACTTGAATATCGCAAGCCAAAAATCGCAGACGGTGGTGGTACCCTCGAAAGCGGTTTCAAGTTCATCTTTGCTGACGGTTCCGAATTCACCGTCATCAACAAAATCGTGACCAAGTACTCGTATGCTGGTACAAAGTTCGAACAGTTCCCAACGACCTTCCATGACGTGAAGTTCCCAGACGGAACCAAGATGAAAATGCCTTCTGAAGAAAAGATGGTTAAGGAGTTTGGGTCCTGGAAAGCGGCATGAAGTTTAAGATATTTCTAGAAGATGCACCGACCAAACCAAGAATTGAAGTAGAATCCCACGGAGACTGGAATCATAGAGTCTTCTTTGAGGGATATCTCAAGGAAGAGCATAAGAACTTTCTTGAACGTGGTAGAAAAGCTCTTCGTGGTGAAGCAACTGTCGACTTAGCTGGTGACGGTGCTTACATCAATAGAATCGACGCTTACCCTAAGGGTCAAAAGTTTGGCAGTGAGCTGCTGGACGAGATCCTCAAAGAACTGGCAAAACGTGGCTTCAAAACAGCACGTACATACATTGAGAACTCTAACCCAGACTCAAAGATGCTGTTCAAGAAATTCAAATTCAAAGAAGAAGGATATGATAGGTCACACATTGGTACTTATTGGGTAAGAAATTTATGAAGCTATATGAGCTTATGGGCGTTAATGCTCAAAAAGAAAAAGATATGCTTCAACTGCTTGCTGACATTAGTGGAGAAGGCTCCAAGTTTCAGAAGGTTGGCAGCGGCGCAAATGCACAAGTTTTGTCTCATTCAAATGGGATGATCTACAAATTCTGGGCTAAAGACTCTGCGTATGAGAGCTTTATCAACTATGTAGAAAAGAATCAAGGTGACAAGCATCTACCAAAGCTGAAGTCTAAAGTCAAAGAACTACATGCATTCTTCAAGAAGCCAAAAGACTTTCCAGATAAGATCAAGTATGTTAAGCTAGAAAAACTCACACCTGTAGGTTATGCTGATGTGATGCCTGGTGCAAAACAGCTTAGAATTGTGGATGTGATTGAAACTATCTACTTAGAGCTATCTGATGACAACGAAAAGCAAATCGTTAAGAGCGCAAGACAGCAAGAAGGGCAGTCTCTTTCGGATGAAACTTTAGATGTAATTGATAGTCTGGTAGAAACATTCAAGGGTATGATTAAAGGGATTCAAGGCTTTGACACATATAAAGCTGACTTACACTCTGTTAATGTGATGAAACGCGGTAATGAAATTGTCATCATAGATCCTCTTGCAAATGATGAAGACATGGACTTCAATGACAAACTGTTCAAGGAACTAAAGAAGCTGAACAGAGAATCTAGAGGAACCAAA